TTTAAGTTGATCAATTTGTGTAGATGTAAGCGCTGTTAGTGATCCTGTGTCCCATGTTGAATCATCCCAAACTGCTTCTAATTTTGGAGGAAATACTGTATGTGTATCAGAAGAAAAGAATTTGTACATCCCATAATCTGTGCTGCTAGTTTCTTCACTACTATCTCTTTTTATTAGAAATCCATCATTATTTATACTTCCACTTATCCAGCTATTAACAATTCCTGTCACATCAAATCTTGGATCAAAGGATTTATTTTTATCAAAAGCATAAGAACTAGAACTAGCCTCATACCAGGTCCCACCTAATCTATCATTAACAGTTGACCACTTATACTGTGATTCTGTGCTAGCTGTTCTATATTTCCATGACACACCATCTTGAGTTTGTGGAACATTAATCATTTTTCCTGTTCCCTCTGTCCAACTTTGAGATGCTGCATTAGCATATATTATCGTTGAATCTTTTACTTCAGTAGCACCTGCATCATATAAATTTAAATAAAATTTTACATCAGATCCTATATCTCCATTAGCAACAGACTTAGAAATATCTGTCATTGGAAATTGAATTAGTGCTCTACATACCGAATTAAATTGTGTAGAGTCACTTTTAAATGTTTTCCCAACTTCAAGAAGTTCATCGTACCCTTGATTCTTTAGGCTGCCAGTGCCGTCAATATCACTTCCCCTTAGTAGAGTTGCATCCTTATCAGCAAAAATATAATAATGAGCCATTAATAATCTCCCAAAACTTTGCCAACAATGTCTATATTTGGATATCTAACTTCAAATATTGCAGGATCAAGTGATGGATAAAGAATATCTTTAGAAGTTGCAGCTTTAATATCATATATATTCCCTGAATATCCATCCTCTTTTTTAAATTTATTTGTCACAACAATCGTATCCTGATCCGGATTTTCGTCAGTGGGTGGAACAATATTATTAACACCCTCAACTAATGACATTTCATAAGCGACATCTTGTAAAATAATTGGTTGATTCACTTGCCACTTATCTATGTCAAAATAATCTTTAACTTTTTGTATACACTTCAACAATATTTCATTCTTATTGTGTCCTTTTTTTACATACAACGCAAATCTAATTCCTATATTAATAACATATGCATCCTTGATATTAATAGCATCTGTTAAAACTCTATATGGGCCAAGATAAGTTCTTATATTTCTCTTTGTTGCCTCATTTACATTAACTAATTTTTTACTTTGATTATATCCTAAAACATAAAAATTCAGTGCCATTGGATTTGTGACACGGCCACCCTCACCCATAAGTTCTGCTATAGAAACTTGTCCTCCCAACTTTTCTAATGTTGGCATATCAATTATGCCATCCTGAATAATACCCACACCAGTTTCTAACTGATCATCTTGAGTGATATAAATCTTCTGAACATTACCATATTTTGCAGGTAGATTATAAACTCTAGTAATATAATCTTCTTTTGAAACTGCTCTATTTTGTGCTTGAAAATATGCTTTTGTGTTTTCTTTTATTTCTGTTAGTGTCTCTTCACCTCTTCCACCCGTAGCAGGAATTGGATTAGTCACAGCAAGTGAAGCTTCTGTTTCTCCTAATAGTGCAGCATCTAAACCTGACACAGCTATTGATTTATTTATGCCTCTTAAGGATGTTATTGAACCAGCAGGTACATTTGCAGATACTCCGCCACCGTAAGAATATTGTACAGTCAGTATTGTATTTGCAGGAGCAGCTCCATAAACAGCAGTATTTAAAAAATTTGATGGATCTAATGCTGCTGCATTATTTAAATAATTTGTATTTGTAAAACTATTTCCAACCTGTGATGGATTTGGAATTATTTCTTCATCTGCAGAAGTAGAAGTTCCTGACCCAAATTGTAATTGTGTTTTTCCCTCTATTGTAATTCTTGTTTTAAATCTATTATTTGTTCTAGTTAATTTAAGCAAATACGGTGTAGTATCATTATAGCCTGCTAAGTTGGGGTCATTTTCAGCAGTGTTTGCTACATTATCAAATATTAAATCTTGTGCTAATGACTCAACTTCATGCCATTTATTACCATCTGAATCAGTTACAGAAATAACTTCTAATACACCGTTATTTGATAAAGAAATTCTATCGTATGCTTTTGCACCACCAAATGAAAATGTTTCTGTAACAATTGTACCACTAACAGCCCTTACTGATTTTTTCAAAAGAAATTTTGTAGGTGAGCTATCATTTACATCATATATCTCAACAGTTGTAGGATCCATAGAACTAGAAAATGCAAAATTAATTTGATCTAAAGTTCTGAAAGTTTTGCTATATTGACTAGATTCTATAAGACTTCCTGCATTAATTGTGTAGGCATAATCATAATTTGGTTTTGCTCCATCACCTACACCGATCGCCGGCACTGTTTGATAAAAATCTATATTTGCAGTTGATGGCGTAGCAATTGTTGGCTTATATCCATATGATTGTGCAATATCAAATATTGTTTTCTTCTCTTCTGCGTAAGCAAGAAGTGATTCTCTAAATTGTTCATCAACATAAAATGATAATACATCTCCTACATAAGATGCCATTTCTATAAACATCATTCCAGGAGATGCTTCATTAAAATCAGCATATGAATTAGGAAAATATGCTTTAGCATAATCCACTAAATCTGATTTAAAATTATTGAAATTTTTATTTAAGTAGTTAACTTGTTTTGGCTTTAATTTTGTGCTTGCCATATTATACTATGTTCCTTGCTAATCGTAAAGAAATTGAATCTGTTGCATTATGACTATTCTCAATTTCATATCCCATCGATATGTTAAGGTAATTTTCATCTTCTTGTGCATCAATAATTAAATTAATAATATGCACATGTGGTAGCCATTCTGCTACAGCATCTCTAATACTAGTGTCTAATTTTTTCTCTAAATTAGGATCAAAATTCTCAAATAATAAATTAAAAATATTACTTCCAAATTCTGGTTGCCCTAATCTCTCACCCTTTACTGTTAAGAGTAAATTTTTTAAATTTGTTTTTGTTTGTTCAAGTATAGTTGACGAAGATGCAAAGAATCCATTTTGAGAATTCCTTATCGGAAATACAATACCGATTTTAGAATCCGGATCCTTATCTCTCGCCCTAGTTGACGCAGTTCTTGAATTTTCCAGTGCCATTATATAATTTTACCTTTACCACTGTTTTTACTTAATTGTGAAGCCATTGTTGTTGTAACTGGCTGAAATGCTCCACCAAGCTGAGTTGCTCTTGCCCTTGTAGTTAAATATCCTTGTCCTGAATTTGTGGTGACGATTCCAATTTCTAAACTATCTTCAAGATCACTTACTAATGTGATTTTTTCTGTGTCTGCTACACTAGGATCAAATAACTGTTGTAAAGTGCTGATTAGTGGAGCAAAAGAATCCTTCTCCATTAATGGAACAGAAGATAAACCTCCTCCACCGGTGCCGTCGTCCATAGCAACTCCACCGCCCATAACAACCTCAGCTTGCGTTATATAGTCATGAAAATCTTTAGCTTCTCTCCGAGCCCGATTAACATTCTGCTTCATCTCTTGAATCTTTGGCTTTGTCTTAAGAAATTTATTTTTAGCTGTGCGCTCGTTCTTTCTATTAGCTATATTTTTTGCTAGTCTATTAACTTCTAGTGCCATGTTTATCCTCTATTGCTTTTACTACTTTTGCTGAATGACCACTAAAAGCTTTCTTTAAAAACTCTGGTGTGCCCGTAGGTGGCGTTCGTTGTGTTCCGGTGGTAGCTGTTTCTAATACTGCTTGTTGTTCATAGAATTTCTCTGGTGAATCAATTGCGCCACCGCCCATAGTAGGATACGCATCAAACTCTTCACCTGTAGATATTCCTCCCTTTGTTTCATTTAAAATTTTATTTAAAACAGGATCCTTAGCAAGTTGTTGATTATCCTGTTCTGGCCCAGTATAGTGATCAGCTGCATCAGCTTCTGATACTGTTGGATTTTTCATTTCATCAATAACTATATTGATTTGTTTGGCGACTTCTTTTTCTACCATTTCTTTTACCATCTTTTTAAGTGCCATTATTGTATTTGCTTTCATTTATGTGACCTCTTCTATTCCTTTGTTATAATTAACTATAATTTGCTGTTTTTTCCAAATCATCTAGCTCAGTCAGGCATTCACTTAAATCGAGAATTTGTGAGTCTAACAACGCATCAATCTGATCTTCGTTTAAGTCTGCATTATCAGACGTTCCCATACCACCTTCTCCGCCAACAGACCAATCTCCTGCATTTGCATCGTATGGTATTGTTGCAGGAGCTGTCAATGTTGATCCTCCTGGCCCTATTGCTTGACCACTTCCAAGCCCATCACCAGCATTTAAATCCATACCCGGTGGGAAAAAATCGTTACCCATATCATCAAACCCAAGATTAGCATCTAAGTCACTATCTAAATTTGGTTGGCCGCCACCACCACCGGCTCCGCTACCACCGGCTGCGCTAGCATCTCCTAAATCTCCAAGACTTCTATCTACATAAACACCACCTAATGCCTCACACTCTTCTTTATTTAATCCAGCTGCTGCCCCTCGATTCATTGCACATTGTGCAATAATTTTTTGTAATAAAGCAATTAATTGTGGCAATATTTTTGATGCATCCAGCATGCTCCTTACGGCCATTTCAATCAAGGTTGGAATACCCATTATCATTTGAAGTGCTAATAACAAGGGTTGTATTGCTTTTAATGGTGCAAATAACCACAATAAAAGTTTTAATGCCTTCTTCAATTTTTTGATTATCTTAGAAATTTTAGACATGATGGCATTAATTCTATTAATTGCTGCCACAACTTTTTGCATTATTTCTATTAATTTAGAAACATCAGGTAATAATTCACAGGCTTTATCAGGATCCATTTCTACTAATGCTACTAAATTCTTTGTCTTTGCAATAAACTTGCCTGTGAGCATCATAAGCTCATTTATCTTTTTCTGTATTTCTACCCACCAAGTCATATCCAACCCGGGAAGGTCTAATTCTAAATCTAAATCATCTAGCATATCTTCTAATCTAGACTGACCTTCTGGTGTTGTGCCTGCTAATTCTTGTAGACTACAATATTCATCACCATCATCTACGCCACCTGGTGAAACAACTGCACCATCACTTGATACAGAAGAATTTGAATCATTTACTGTATACGGCGCATAATGTTCTATACCATTTTCATCCAAGACTTTTCCGTTTATAACTAGATCACCTTCTTTTAATCCGGCACCGGGTGCAAATACCCTTGCTTCAGCACCCATACCTTGATGAACAACATCAACGCCATTAGCATCTGCTGTAAACCCATCTTCTGTTACAAAATCACCAGCACCTAATTTCGCGCCAATAGGAAACATTTGTTCCATACTTAAATTTATACCAAATACTTGTGCTGCTACCTGATTTTTTGCTAATTCAGAATCAGACAAACCTGATAAATCAGATCCTACTCCACCAGTTTTTGTTGCTGATCCACCGACAATCTGATCTCCCATCAATAAATTAGAATTTGCTTGAAGGTGTCTTTTA